TATTCATCCTGCTAGCCATTTCACTTATTTCATAAGCACGTTCTTTGTTTGAACAGATGATATAAATTGGTTGATTATGTGCCTTATTTATGAGTCTTGTTGTTTTCCCTTTGCATCTTGCTAATTTAATCAGTTTCATTATTATTCTCCATTTCAGCTTTAATCATCAATCTATTTGCATTTTCAGAAAATTTTATAAAAAATATCATCAATACAAATGACGTTGCAATTATTTTTAGTCCAATAAATCCAAACCAAATAAATATTATAATCCCACCAATAAACGCAAATAAGCTCAAAGTTATTATATAATCACTAATCTCTTTGATTTTTTTAAAAGTATCTATTTTTTTCATTCTTCCACTCCTCTAACCGCGCAATATATCCAAGATGTTATATTGCATTTATATTTTCTCTCTAATCCCTTGCTACATAAGCGATTAGAGAGATTTTTTAATCAAAATAGTTTTTGTTAAATTTCTGTTCTTTTTCTAAATCCTCCTATGTCCTTAAATCTCTTTTATTGCTTAATTCATAAGCAATCTGATTTTCTTTGTTGTAGCCTATTGGAATGATTGATTTAGGACCACTTCTGTTTTTCTCGATAACTAGATAATAATCTTCTGCGCAGTCTTTTTCGTTCTTCCAGACAAATATAACCTTGCTTGCACTTTGTTCTAACTCACCCGAATCTCTTAACATCGATAAATTAGGCTGTTTTGCATTTTTAGTTGCTTCCCTATTCAATTGACAAAGACCAATGATAGTACAGTTGTTGTCCAAGCTCATTTTTCTTAGCTCCTTGGCTACTTCTGTCATTTTTTCATAACTGTTTTTAGCACGTACACCGATAAGCCCTACATGGTCCACAAACACTATAAAATGCTTATCGCTTTTGTAGCTCATAATAAATGATCTTAATTTATCCAACGTCGATGAATGATTGATAATATCAATATGTCTTTTTGAAATATCATCAATTGCAGAATTAACAACATTCATATTTTTTTGTGGCAGTGTCTCATACTGCTCAAGCATTTTTTGATTCAGTTTAGAATTAATTGAAATAAGTCTCTGATACAGCTCCTCTTCTACCATTTCGAAATTGAAATATACACAAGGATAGTTGTGAGACAGATCATCCAATAGATTTATAGCTATACCTGATTTACCTACACCGGTAGCACCGGCAAGTATAACAAAGTCATTTTCCTTTAAATTAAGCTTCTTTTCTAAATTACTAAACCTTGTAAATTTGATATTGTTCTAATCGAACCTTTGAGCAGTTCTTTAGTAAGCCTCGTCGATGAATAAGACCCTAAAGATGCAAAATTGTTTGTATCCTTGTAAAATTCATCAATTGTAATTTCATCATTCTGGAGCTTTTTAGCAGTTGCTAATAGAGCTTTTTTCTTGTATTCCTTAACTGCATAATCCTGATACTGTTCAAATAGAGCAGTTGTTGCGGTACTTGTAGAACAGGCAATAACAAGATCAACATCAATTGCCTGTAATGCTAGGATATCCTCTAAAATAATAGTTTTATTTTCCTTATACGACTTTTTTATAGCAGTAAATATATCGCGATGCTTTTTATCAAAATATGACGATTTTAGAATAGTTAAATCCAGAAGCTGCGGTTTAACAAGAAACATACCGATTAGATCATCTTGATAATTATTCATATCCGCTCATCCATTCATTATCATCATTTGTATTGTTTTTAGAAACTGTACTGATTTCATCTTCCCATCTTTCGCCGTTAAGCCATGTGGAAGCGTGAGGGATAAATCTTTCATTCTGCCACTGTTCTGTCTCTTTATAATCAACAACTGCGCTTAACATCTTTTGAAGTACAGTTTCATCGGTACATTTTTTAACAAAAACATCAAATGCTTTTTTCTTGTTCGTATGTCTGGGATATACACTCCAGAATCTTTTAAATGCATCATTTTTATCAAATTTTGCACTATATATATTACTAGTATTATATTCTATATTATTGGGTGAACTTTTTTCACCACCCCCGTGAACTTTTTTCACCCCTGGTGAACTTTGTGATACCACTTTGTAACTGCAAAATTTAACACCATTTTTCTCTTTTTCTTCTTTGATAATCAATCCGTTTTCAACAAGTACATTTAATACTTTAGTTACATTTCTTTTTGTAGTATTGGTCCAATCCGCTAAATATTGTCTACTCCCAGTATAAGAATCATCGCCATTTTGTGAAAAGCCGTAAATAATTGCATAAATAAGCAGTGCACTTCCACTTAATCCTAGTTCTGAAACCATCCATCCTAAAATTGTTATGTAATTGCTTTGTCTAACTTTAGTCTCCATTTTATAACTACCTTCCATTATACTTGTCGCAGGCTATTACACCGGCATTAAAAGCGCGTCCAGATACTGCAAGTTCTTTACTTTTCACTTTTTTTGGCTTTACAACGTTATTAACATAATCTGTAACAATTTTGGGAACACCTAAAGAAATTAATTCATATTTTTCGAATTCCTGTTTTAGTTCTAGTTTATTTTCATTAAAGAATTCATTTAAACGATTCGCAAATCCAAGACAGTAACTTCTTTTTAGCACTCTTGCATCACACGGAATATAATCTTGTAAAACTGAAGTAAAATTATAACTTGCTTTTTTCTTATATTCTTTTACATATCTAGGTAATTCATTATTAATAAATACTGTAATGTTTTTTATTACTTCTACAGCTGCGTCAACATCATTTTTCAATCCGTATATTTTAGGAATAAATCTATTTTTTCTTGAAATATATAGAAATTCACACCTAAATTCATCACTTACCACTTGTAAAATACTCATCATAAAATTAGGTGTGATGTCTAATACAACTTCAATTACATCATCTTCAGTCTTAGATTCAATATCATTTAATTCTATATTATGCTTAGCCATTAATTTATGCGCCTTTTTAACTGCTACAAAAACTTCATTTTCGCTAGCGTTAGGATCATTCGCTGTATTCATCAGTTTTTTTATTTTTGCTATAATATCATCCATTATTACCTACCTCCATAATTTCAACTATTTCTAAAACATAATATTTTTTCCACGGTTTAGCTCCCCATTTCTCTTTACCGTAACCTTTAGTCAAAGTACATCTAACTTTTATATAGGGACTATTTTTTGAATAACCATTTCTTAAAATAATAATCAAACAATCTTCACCAAAGAAAAATTGACAAAAATCTAATTCGTTTTCAAATCTGCTTGTATAATAAGGCTTGATGTCTCTATATTCCTCTTTCTTTTCACCACTTAAAATCATATCAAACCACTTTCTTTTAATTGGTAGGGTTAGCATTTTACTTTCTCCATTCCTTAAATAAATATCTAATTCCCAAAACGAGCGACAAAATAAACGCAATAAGCATCATTAGAAAAAATACGAATGCTATTTGTTTAGACGTCATTTTCTTTTACTTCCTTTAACTTTATCTTTAATGTTTCAACCTCTTTTTCTAATTCATTAGTTTCAGCAATAACTTCATCCAACTTTTCACTCAATAGGTTAAAACCTTGTATTAAAACGTCTATAATCTCTGCATGTCTATCAAATGGTTTATAATAATTTCTTCTTATTTTATTTTTAAATAATTTAATCATCTTCATCACCGCTCACAATGGTACAGTTAGCTAGAATTTCATCAATGCTATACGGTTCTTCATCTTCCCACTTAATGAAACTGAATAAACCGAAATTAAATATTAATGAGAAATCCCCTCCATCACTCCATGCTATTTCTTTTTTATCCGGCTTGTTTCTATAAAAACAAATCTCCCCATCGAAATCACATGCTACAAACCTATGACCTAGTTCTTTTGCATGTTTGAGTATTCTAAATTCAAGTGCTGTTAATTTATACAGTTCTTTATATTCTTCTAATAAATTCATCAGCGACAATCTTACGCATTCTGAACATGTTACCACTCTACAAATGTTTTTGTTGTCATTGGAATTTGTAGCAATCCGAGATAAATAACAATTAAAATCATCTTCACAATTCTCAGTATCATAATTTAAAAATAGATCTTTTAATTTTTCAATTTTTAACATTTTTTATCCTCACCTTTCCGGTTTCAACACCTGTAAAAAAAGTTACATAATCCCTAAGAGTGTCAATTTTTTTGATAGATAACCTAAATCGTTTAAACTCTATAGCTAGCAACACTCTTAGCCGATTATTCATTATTATTTTTTCAAAAAAAGTTACCGTACCCCTGATTTACGTAAAATCACACTTTCAGGGTACTTTTTTATGCATTTTCAAAATCATTAAATCCTAATTCTATATACTTATCAGGGTCTATTCTTTTAAGAATTTCTTTCAATTCCGGCTCACTGTATTCCTCGATAAAATGTTCATAAGATGGCTTCTCTTTCACGTAGCCATGAATGAAATAATTATCTTTTTCTGTTTTATATACATCAACGCTATACCATTCATAAAAATTCATTCCACCAAAACTTGATATTTTTCTTTTTTGCATGAAACTGTATATTTTTTCAGCCTTTTCAGTGTCATACAGCAAATTACCTATTATCTTTTTCATCTAAATCACCCCAATCTAATATAATTTCGTTCCACAATAAAAACAGTATTCAAACAACCCTGGATCAACATCGGTCAATTCATCACCACATGCAGGACAAAACTTTTTTCCCTCAATTATGCATGGCTCTTGAGGCTCTTCTCTTTTTAATAGTCTTTTATTTTCCCGCTCCATCCGTTCGATATGTCTTTCCATTTTAGACAATTTATCGATTAATTCTTGTAATACTTCTATATCATCATTCATTTTAACTGCTGATTTTTTGAGATTGAACTCATCACAAAGAAATATATATATTTTTTTAACTCTATCCAAAGCTTCTTGATATTTTGAATTACTCATCTTTATCACTCCCTAAATACGGTTCTGGCAAAGGCATCCATGCAATAACCCTATATTTATAATTATTCATTAACGGATATATCCACTCATGTGATTCATTAATATAAGCTAAAGATCTACGCGGAATAAAATCATTGTCTTCATATGTAATCAGTACTTTCACAAACATTGGTGGCCGTTTCTTTTTAACTGGTATCCATGTTGTTTTATCAATTAATTCTTGTAGATTATCAACTCTACTTTTTGCAGAAGAGTTGCAAATACTTTGTATGTCACATTCATTACAAGCAACTCTTTTATTACAACTATTTTTTACAATATAATCTAACGCTTCTTGATATTTATTCTTCATCAAATCCACCCCAATCTAAAACTTGTTGACACTCTAAGCAACATTTATTTTTAATTTGATAGTCATAATCAAAATCATAAGGCAAAGGCTCTCCGCAATTAGGGCAATTATAAAATACCTCTTCTTTATCCCATTCTTCCTCTGGTTCGCAATGAATTTGTATGGGCTTCTTAGGCGTTGCTTTATCAACTAATTTTTGCAAAGTATCAAAATCTTCACTATATAAATTTTTATATAGTTTATAACCAATATGTCTAGCAAGTGTATTAATTATATTGTCTTTTGCTTCTTGATATTTATTTCCCAAAATTTTGTTTCTCCTTCTTTAAAATATTTGCACCACTTGGCTCTTAATCTACAAAAGAAATCAAAATACTTATGCTTTATTTCACACACATAACTTTTAGAATCGCTATTATGTACATGACTATATCTAAAATATTTACAATTCATGCAGTGCTTATAAACGCCATTATTTTTCATTATTCCTATCTCCTAATTAAGATCCTGCACTCATCAGTTGACATTTTAATTTTTCACCACATATCTTTAAAGCCATGAGCGATACCAAATAAGTCTGTGACATTCTTTTACCTGCTCTCCACAATTGTGAATCGCATACTTCATCAAACGCTTCTAAATTAGAATTTCTTAAATAACTAATATATTCAATTTCATCATTTGAATTTTCATATAATTCCATAGAAAATTCTAATAATTCTATTAGATCATCACACTCATTTTCGTAGCAAA